ATTGGCAGCAGGTCTTGGCATAGCTACAGACAATACACCTTTGACAGTAAACGCTTTGCTTGGACTGACAAACCCAACATTGAGCCTTGTAAATAGCATTGCAGGTAACCTAACAGGCTACAGTCTAGGAGACATTGTTAATGGCTTGCTAAACGCACCAGAAGGCTCTGTTTCTGAGTATGGTCTATTGGGTGCTGCCAACCTAGCTGGAACTGCTGACGCAAGCAGAAAAAGGGCAGGTGCTGCCTATGACAGCATGGACGCAAATACTTTAAGGGTGCTTGCTGAACTTGGTGATACAGAAGCTAGGGATAAATTGTTATCTATGTCTAGTGGTGGTGGTACTTCTACCTACAATCCAATTGCTGATTTAGGTACTGCTAGGGGTAACAGTTACTTTAACTTGTTTACTCCTGTTGGTGGTGTAGCAAAGCCTAACCCAACCATAACGAGGGCTATCCTTGCTGAATAACGACAAAGCTGTTCTGGCTCAATGGGCTAAGAACTTACTAAATGATGACTTTTTCAAAGAAGTTATAGATAACTTGAAAAAAGAACAGATTAGTGTGATAATTAACACAAGTGCAGAAGAATGTGATAGGCGTGAAGATGCTTATCGGCACATAAAGACTATTGAACTGATTACAGCACACCTAGAAGGCATAGCCTCGGAGACTGTGATTAGGGAGAAGAAGTGGAAGATTCTTTAGGGGAAACCCTAACCTCCGTCCAGAAGGTTTCTGGCGATTATTGAGATGACAAATGGAAAACACCAACCCTAATGGGAGTGAAAGCCTGAATGTAAACCAAGCCGCTTCAGCGTTTGAAAGTCTGATGGGTGATTCCGAGGAAGCTGACAACAGCCAAGCCGAAGGTCAAACAGAGGAAGTTCAAGAAACTGATGAAGTTGAGTATTCTGAAGAACCAAAGCCTAGATATAAAGTCAAGGCATCTGGTGAGGAAGTTGAGGTAGAACTTGACGAACTCATTAAGGGTTATCAACAAGGTACGGACTACACGAAGAAGTCTCAGGCTCTAGCTGAACAACGTAAGGCGATTGACGCTGAACGTGGTCACTTAGAGTATGTTAAACAAGAGCGACAGGCATACGCTCAGAAGTTGCAAGCGTTGGATAGCTTCCTTACGCAGCAACATCAGGGTGTGGACTTAGAAGTTTTAAAGGAAACAGACCCTATCGGTTATGCGGTAGCGGTAGCTGAACAGAGCCAACGTGAGAAGCAGTTAGCAGTAGTCAGGAATGAACAGCAACGCATTGCCCAACAGCAACAAGCAGAGCAACAATCCTCTTTGCAAAACCATCTCCGTCAAGAATCTGAGAAGCTAGTTAGTCTGATTCCTGAGTTAGCTACGCCACAGGGTGATGCGGTGCGGAAACAAATCCGTGACTATGCGAAGTCTGTTGGTTGGACTGACCAAGAACTTAGTTCCGTGTATGACTCTCGTGCTGTGAATACTTTGTATAAAGCAATGAAATACGAGCAACTTCAAAAGAGCAAACCTGAGTTGAATAAAAGACTTCAGTCTGCCCCTAAGATGATGCGATCAGGTAATTCTGCGCCAGTTACAAATTCTGCACAGGACAAACAAGCCATGCAGAGGTTGCGTGAGACAGGAAAAGTCTCAGACGCTGCCAAAGCATTTGAACGATTTTTATAAATTTTGGAGTTTTAAAATGCCTGTTTATCAAACATATACCTCAATTGGTATGAGAGAAGACCTTTCGGATGTTATCTACTCGATTTCACCAACAGATGTCCCATTTATGTCATCTATCGGTAAGGGTAAAGCTACTGCTGTTACACATGAGTGGCAAGTAGATAGTTTAGCGGCTGCGGTTCTAACGAATTTCACAGTCGAAGGGGCGACAGCTACCAGCGCAACAATGTCACCGACTACCCGAGTTGGTAACCAGACTCAGATTGCCCAAAAGACAATTCAGATTTCTGGAACTTTGCAAGCTGTGGATAAAGCAGGCCGCAAATCTGAAAAAGCCTATCAACTTGCGAAAGCCTCGGCCGAAATTAAGCGGGACATGGAAACTTCCTTGTTGAGCAACCAAGTTGCTTCAGCAGGTAACTCCTCTACTGCTCGTAAATTAGGTGGTCTGCAAGCATGGTTGAACAGCAACTACTCTGGCGGTACTTCTGGCGTGGCTGGTGCTTCTGGCACTACTGCTCGTACAGATGGTACAAACAGGACTTTCACAGAAGCCTTGTTACAAGCTGTTATCAAAAGCGTGTATGCCTCTGGTGGTAATCCAAAGGTTTTGATGGTTAGCCCAGCGCACAAGCAAACAGTATCTGCATTTGCAGGTATTGCTGCCCAGCGTTACATGGCGCCATCTAATACGCCTACTACCATAATCGGGGCGGCCGATGTTTATCTGTCAGATTTCGGAACTGTAAGCGTTGTTCCGAATAGATTTATGACATCTACAAATAACTGTGACGAGACAGCGTTTGTGCTTGACCCTGACATGGCGGCTGTTTCTTACTTGCGTCCTTTCCAGACCAACGAGTTGGCTGTTACTGGTGACAACGAAAGCACACAGTTGCTTGCTGAGTACACTTTGGAAGTTAAAAACCAAGCTGCACACGGCATCATTGCTGACCTTACACCTTAATCTGGTGTAACCCAAAAGATGCCTCAGACTAAACCTCTGGGGCATTTTCTTTTCTACTCAAACTGATAGAATTGGTGTATGGAAAACTCTAAACAAACTGCTGTTCATGCCGATGGTGAGGGTGGGATTGTTATCCAAACTCGTCAAGATGTTACTAACATCATGGAACAGAATAAAAAAGAATTTAATTCTTTCGATGAGAGAGCAAAATGGTCTGACCAATTGTTTGGTAACAAGGTTGCAAGTATCCCAATGACTGTCATTGATGACTTGAACAAACAAGGAATCATGCGTGGGTTTGCTGTGCTTGATGACAAGCGTTTTGCCATGTGGTTGAATGACCCAATAAATCGTGCTTGGCGCACTAGGACAGGAGTTGTATGAGTTTTGCTACCTACTCTGATTTACAGACTTCAATAGCCAATTACTTGGCTCGTTCTGACCTGACAAGCATTATTCCAGACTTTATTACTTTGGCTGAGAATCGTTTGCGTAGAGAACTGCGTATTCGTCAGATGCTCAAGTCTGTAACAACTGTAACTGTTGCCTCAGACGCTACTGTAGAGATACCTAGCGACTTCTTACAAGCTAGAGATTTTGTGGTGATGACTAACCCAATTCAACCATTGAGTTACTCTAGTCCATCATCATTATCTAATGACCCAAGAGCATCACAAATTGGTGTTCCTCGGAGTTACACAATCATGGCGACTGAGTTTCAAGTAGCCCCTGCACCTGATGGTGTATATACGCTTAAATTGCTGTATTACGCTGCGCCAGCGTATCTGTCTTCTAATAACACAACAAACGTATTTCTGACTACAGCACCCGATGGCTTGCTGTATGGTGCATTGGTTGAGGCAGAGCCTTATCTAATGAATGATGCTCGAATCAATACATGGGGTTCTATGTATGACAGAGCAATCTCCTCACTCATCAAGTCTGACGAAGAAGGTCAATACTCTGGTGTTCCGTTAGCAATGAAATTAACTGCAAGGTGAAAATATGGCTGAAATGAGCAACTATCTTGAGAACGCTTTAATTAACGTAACTCTACGAGCAACAAGCTACACAGCACCAACAACTGTGTATTTGGCTTTATACACAACTGACCCAACAGATGCTGATACAGGAACTGAGTGTTCTGGTACTAACTATGTTCGTCAAGCTGTTACTTTCGGTGCGCCTAGCAATGGTGCTTCAACAAACTCTGCTGTGATAGATTTTCCTCAAGCTGGTAACGCATGGGGAACAATCACACACATTGGAATTCGTGATGCTTTGACAGTAGGTAACTTGTTGTATCACACACCACTAGATACTTCTAAGACCATTGCAAATGGTGATGTGTTTCGCATTGCCTCTGCTGCATTAAGCGTTACTTTGGCGTGAGTGATTTACTACCTCCGTGGACAATCGACTCGCTAGACAATTTAAAGTCTAGCATTGATGACTTAACACTCACACTCGATAGTTCACTTTACACAACCTCAGTAACCCTATGGGATGCCTATGGGTCTGTGTCTGCGTCTGCAAGCGTTGTAGCCGATGCTATAAGGATTCAGAGTGGTAGTGGGGCGGTAGATGGTACAGCGACAGTAACGGCTGATGGAACAAGAATACAAGGCGCAAGTGCAAGCATTACTTGTTCTGCTAATTGTGTAGCTGATGCAACTAGGGTGCAGTTTGGCTCTGGTTCTATTGATGCTAATGCAACAGTTACTGCAAATGCTACTCGTGTTCAGTTTGGTAGTGGTAGTGTTACTGCTAGTGCTGATGTAACTGCAATAGGCACTCTTATTCAATCAGGAGTTGCATCAGTAACAGGAACTGCAACTATTGTTGCTAAAGGGGTTATTCTTGGGGATAATTGGACACCTATCAATGGTGACACAAATACTTGGTCACTTGTGTCTGCAAACAGTAACACATGGGCTATACAGGCGCAAGGAAATAACACATGGCTACAACAAAACTAACTTTTGGTGAGTGGATGCCTGACCAACCTAGCGTGTCGGGTGCGTTGACTGACGCTAAGAATGTGGTTAGTCAGGCTATTGGGTACGGCCCTTTCCCCACGCCTGTGACGTTCTCCACAAGTAACGCTGCTGAAGATTTAACATCTCTTTATGCTGCCAAAAAGCCTAATGGTGATACTGAACTATTTGCTGCTGGCTCAAGCAGAATTTACACAGTAAGCGGTGTGGGTGCTATCACGCAAGTTAAGTCAGGCATGACCACAGGCACAGACGATAGAGTTAGGTTCACTCAGTTTGGTAAAACTGTCATAAGCACAAATAACTCACAAGTCTTGCAAGCATGGACTCTTGGAACTTCCACAGCGTTTGCTAACTTGTCTGCTAGTGCGCCTATCGCTAAGTTCATTACTGTCGTGCGTGATTTTGTCGTGTGTGCAAATCTGCTAGAAACGACTCAACAGCAGTATCGTGTTCGTTGGTCAGCATTAAACGATGAGACTGATTGGGTTGAAAATGTAAACACTCAGTCTGATTATCAGGACATTCCTGATGGTGGACAGATTGTAGGAATCCGTGGTGGTGAGTTTGGTCTTGTCTTTTTAGAAAGAGCCATTCACCGAATGAGTTATGTTGGTACTCCGTTTATATTCCAGTTTGACAACATCTCTCGTGGTAAGGGCTGTATGGCATCTGGCTCTATTGCTCAGTACCAAGGCGTTACTTTCTTCTTGTCTGACGATGGCTTTTATATGTGTGACGGACAGAACGTCACAGCAATTGGCGCAGAAAAGATAGATAGATTTTTCTTACAAGATGCCTCTGAATCTGACTTTAAAACAATGTCTGCTGCTGTTGACCCTATTCGCAAACTTGTAATCTGGAATTACAAAACTGTTAACGGAAACAGAAGCGTACTGATTTACAACTTCAAGACTCAAAAGTGGACTTATGGTGACGCAGGGACTGACTTCTTGTCTGAAGCCTCTACCTCGTCTGTAACGCTTGAGCAACTAGACACTCTGTCAGCAAGCATTGACGCTTTGGCAACAAGTTTAGATTCTGCTCTTTTTGTGGGCGGTAAGTATTTCTTGGGCGGTACTTTAGCCACTCGTGTGATGAGTTTCACAGGTGTTAACCAAACTGCTGTGATTTCTACAGGTGACTTAGATATTGGTGCTAACTCAGTAGTAACCCTAGCTAGACCTATTGTTGACAATGGCTCTGCAACTGTGGCTATTGCTTCTCGTACCCTGTTAAACCAAGGTGTGAGTTTTAATACTGCTGTGGCTGCTAGTACAGAGAATAGAGTACCACTTAGAAGCGCAGGTAGGTATCACAGGTTAAAGGTTGTTCCGACAGGGGCTAACTGGAATAACGCTATTTCTGTGGATGTAGATGTTGTGCCTCAAGGGGTTCGTTGATGTTTAGAAGCCTACCTGCATTTGGTGGTGACCAGAGGGCTGTGGCTGAAGTTGTCCGTGGTGTTATGGACGGAAAGACCAATAACACAGGCTCAATTACTTTAGCTGTTGGTTCAGCAGTTACTACTGCTTTGACGGACAGAAGAATAGGCGTAGACAGCGTGATTGTCTTTGTCCCTGCCTCTGCTGCGGCTAATGCTGATGCCACAAGAGTATATGCAAGCGCACAAGGACAGGGAACAGCAACAGTAAACCATGCGGCTAATGTTACTGCTAACAAGACATATCGGTATGCAGTTATTGGTTGATTTTAGTAATTTATGTATAATGATTCCGTGGATGACCCATCTCGGAATCCGAACTTTTAGGAGTAAAGATGGCTACTACTACCACATCCACAGTTGACCCAACGATTGCGCCATATCTGACGTATGGTTTGGGACAGGCTCAACAACTTTATCAGGGCGGTGGCCCACAATACTACACAGGCGAAACCTTTGTAGCACCCTCACAAACTACACAAGCTGGCGTTCAAGCCTTAGAAACTCGTGCTTTAGCAGGTAATCCTTTAACTGGACTTGCTCAACAACAGTTACAGGGAACTTTGGGCGGTGCTTATCTGGGTGGTAATCCATTCTTTCAAGGTGCATTTGCCCCTGCTGCACAAGCTGCTCAGACTCAGTTTAAAGACGCTATGGGCAATATTTCATCCAAGGCTAGTTTAGCAGGGCGTTATGGCTCTGGTGCTATGGGTAACTTGCAAGACAGGGCTACAGGTCAGTTTGCTCAATCATTGACTAACACAGCAGGTCAATTGGCTTATCAGAACTACGAACAAGAACGAGCAAGACAACAACAAGCTATTGGGGCTGCGCCTCAGTTAGCGATGACTGATTATCAAGACATTAACCAGTTGCTACAAGCAGGTCAGTTGCGTGAAGGTTACCAAGGTCAACAGTTGGGTGCTGATATGCAGAGGTTTAACTTCTTGCAAAACCAACCACAACAGAACTTACAAAACTATATGTCATTGGTATATGGCAACCCATTAGGACGAGTAGGACAGACTACAGCGTCTGGTGCTGCTGATACTTCTGCGTTCCAGAAGTTGCTAGGTACTGCTGCTGTTGGTGCAGGTGTTTACAAGAATCTAGGCTCACCTAATTTAAGTTACATAAACCCATTTAGTTCAAGTTTCCTTGGTGGTGCATTTAATTCACAACCCTCATTTGGTTACACAAACCCTGACCCTAACCTGTTCATGGGGCCTTAAGGAATAAAACATGGCTGGACTATTAGACATTTTTGGTACAGGCGGTGCAGACACAATGGGTCTGTTGGGTATGTCACAAGCTGACATTGCTCGTAATCGTGACGATGCACAAGCACAAGCACTCTACGCATTAGCTGGCAGACTATTTGCAGGTGGAAACACAGGTCAGTCTATTGCTGAAGGCTTGCAACTTGGTCAGCAAGCCTATAAAGGCGGTATGAAAGATGTAATGCAAGAGCGATTACAAACATATCAACTGCAAGAATTGATGAAGAAGAAGAAGCTAGAAGAACAAGTGAAGCAACTTGCACCATTTACATTGAAAGAGCAAGTTACCAGAGAGGCAATGCCAGCACAAGCGGCACTTTATGGGAAGCCAACAGATTACCCACTTATGGATGATGATGGTAATGTTATGCCAGAAGCAAGCATTATCCCTGCTAGACCTGCTGAAACTGCTCTCATTCCTAACCAAGCAGTCATTGGTAAGTTGCAAGAAATGTTGCCATTCAAGGATTTTGAGAACTTAATGCAAGGCATTGAGCGTAGGCAGAAACTTGGTCAACCTGACTACATGACTGTTGACAAAACAATTTTCAAGAAAACTCCGTCAGGTCTTGAGCAAGTTTACAAGGGTAACGACTATGTTACTGTTGATGGTGCTATCTATCTAAAAGACGACACAGCCAAGAATGGTTTGAAACTAGCCGTGGACAGAAGTGGTAGATTTACTGGTGAATTTGCAAATCTTGCTTTAGGTAAGTTTAAAACAGATAACCCGCAAAGTCTTGATTCAACGCAATTTAATGAATTGCTGACGATGGCAAAAGACCTTAAAAAGTCTGGTGCTGGTAAGGGTGGCGATGTTTACAACTACCCTGCTGGTGCTGTTCCACTTGGCAAAGAAGGTCAAAACGCTATTGATAAGGCAGCGTTAAATACAGGTGAACGACTTTCAAGACTGAATAGAATTGAAACATCTTATGACCCTAAGTTTCTTGAAACAAAATTCAGAGGCGTACAAGAATTTAGAGCAACTGGTGAGAAGTTAGGGTTAACAAAACTAACAGAAGACCAAAAGAAACAACTATCAAATTACACACAATTCACTCAAGATTCTATTCGTGAGTTAAATGCTTACATTGTTGAAGTTACTGGTGCAGCAATGGGTACTGGTGAGGAAGCAGACCGAATTAAAAAGGGTATGCCTAATGTTGGAAGTGGATTGTTAGATGGCGATAGTCCTACACAGTTTGCTGCAAAACTTTCTAATACATTAA